GATTAACGGCGTCGACGTGGGCGAGTCTCGGGGGCTGCCTCACTGGGTCGACCTGCCCCAGTACTACAACACGCCGTTCGGTTACATGCACAATAACACGACGGCAAATGTAGCTATTATTTCTTACTGTCTAGATACGTCCAAGCTGCAGCCAACTGGCACCCTCAACTTTTCTCGGCTCGACACCTTCCGCATAGTGACCCCTGCAATTCTTCCGAGCGGTGTGCTCGGTCTTTGCTGCCCGGTCAAGTACCCCACGACGTACCTGTACGCAGTCAACTACAATGTGCTGCGGATACAGAACGGAACCGGTGGGTTGCTCTACGCCTCATAAATTCAATGCTAATAGAAATGCACTGGGTATTCTGGGCAATATTAGCATGTCTCGTGTTTTTGGCTACATATGACCCCAGACGTGGGAAACTACAGAAATTTTTTACTCCTGAAATGATAGATGGCGACAAGAGAACGCCACAAAGCAATGGCGATACCAGTCAGTACGATCAATGACGTGAAACACTTTCTTGTAGTTCGGGACAGAAGATACAAGGAGTGGACGTTCGTTACAGGCGGGTGTCGCCGACGCGAGATATTCAACCCGCTTCAATGCGCGGTTCGAGAACTCGAAGAAGAAACACGCGGAACTATAAATTTAAAGAAGGGGTCTTACTCCTATTTTAAATTTGTTACGGATACACCGGAACCCCGGGACATTGAGGACGGTGTAACCGCTCACAACACATATCATGTTTATATTTTCGATCTTCCAATGACTGAAATTGAACACGGATCAATTGTGAGACAGTTTACAAATGAAAAGGACAAGATGGAGACGAGCCGCGTCCCTTATCGCCGAAATTACGACGAGAATGATGATTGTTCATTCGAAACTCTCGAAACTATATCGAGTCGCCCAAACATATGGCCGATGATACGAACCCACGTTCTTGATAATCCAGAGTTTTACAATGCTCTTGAAAATTGTAAAACTAATTTTAATCTGTGTAAAGGTTAATGGCAGGGAGTTCCAGTATGATAATAATTATTTTGGTAGTAGTCGCAATGATATGTTGTGCATCCGCAGGAGCTGCGTACTACGAAGGGTGGACGTGTTCCATGGGATTCGGAAACAGTTGTTCTTCTTCAAGTTCGACCCCATCCAGCCCGGGACCTTCGACACTAGGCGGCGCTGGGTCCTCAGGGTCCACGGGATCTACATCACCTTCAGGACCTCCAGTTCCGAACAAGCAGCACTTGAAAAATGGAAATGGAACGTGTGCAATATCGGATGGAACTATGGGGGTTGGTTCAGCAATTTATAATTACACCTGCCCACCTACAGGAACTGGAACTGTAAATGAACAATGGGTTTACACCCCTGTTGGTCAACTTCTCGATTATCAATCTACTTTTCCAAGGGGGGATGGCACTACAACACAAATGTGTGCAAATATACCAAATGCAAACCCAGCTACAGGTGCAATTGTATCTTTATATCCTTGTGCAGCTGATACTTCAGATCATACTTCAAATGATCAATGGGATTTCAGTTCCGATGGGCGTATTCATGCAAGAATGGCTCCAAATATGTGCATGGATTCAGGAACCGGAGTTGCACCAACACCTATTACGCTTCAACCGTGCTCAACTGCACAGAGCCAAGTTTTTAGTGTTGTACCATAGTATTTCCCAGCTTGCCGCTTCAGATGTCACTACTTTGTTTGCAGTAGGTGCGTAACTCTTTCACAGTTTAAAAAAACAATAAATATAAATGACTCGCTCGAAACTCGAGCTTGCGAAGATTCTCGTTGGTCTTCGCAAGGACGGCTCAGACCCAGAGAAACTTGTAAAGGAAATGACACTCCGCAGACTTTGCTTTGAAATTGAGAAAATTGAAGGCGAAGAACCGCCTCCTCCAGAGAAGAAAAAGAGTGCTCGCCCGTTTTGGGCGTTTGTGAGTCACGATAGCTCAGACGAGGATAGTTAGAGAACTTATTCGTTATTATAACAATGGTCCAAAAGTGGCGAGTTCCAAAAGGTCCTGTGACTCATGTCCTCATGGACGGAGGAACTCTTAATGTTCCCCCGGAAGAATCAAACGACTTTTTCCGGGAATACATTCAAACAATTCAGACAGGTTCGAAGCTTTACGTCGTTGAGCAAAAAACGACGCGTTTCAAGTTTTTCATAGATTTTGATTATAAAGATCCAGCAAAATTGAGCGACGAAGATATTGTTCGGTTTTGTTCTATAATTCACGAAGCGACCAGGAGCACATCACGCTGCCTCATAGCTCGCACAAAGCCCAGACCTGTCAAAGAGGGCATCAAGACGGGTGTTCACATCCACTGGCCAGATTTCATAGTGGACAGGACACAGGCTCTGAATATTCGAACACGCGTAATCTTAGCTCTCGGAGAAGGTCCGTGGGCGTCAATCATAGACCCTGCAGTCTATGGAGGTTCTGGACTGCGAATGCTTTGGTCACACAAAAAGCCTTCAGGAGATCCGTACATTCCTTGGAAAAGTCTTGATGGAGTTGAATTTTCAAAAGAACCAAATGCAGAAATTCTAAAACTCTTTTCAGTTCGGGTCGACGGCGAAGAACCTGTTATTCGAGGAGATTCTGTGGACATTGACGGACTTGAGGAATTTGTCCAAAGGTATCTCAAGGGTCAGCGCCGTACTCGTGTCAAAAAGATCCAGAGACACGAGCATGACGGATGGTTTGTGCAGACAGATTCTAAATTTTGTGAAAATATAGATCGTGAGCACAAATCTAATCACGTGTGGTTTTCTATCCGTTCAGGACGTGTGTCTCAGCGGTGCTTTGATGAAGAATGTGCCAAGTTTAATGGTCAAGAACATATTCTTCCTCCATCTATAGTAGAGCAACTCAAAGATGTTGATATTGTGGGTAGCCCTGTTTCTAGCTTTTTTATGGATTTTTTTCCCGATGGGCCCGTCAAGAACCTTCCAGAAATACGAGACGAGAGTCCACCCGTATTCGGGGTTGGACCCGGTAAGTTGGCAGCGTTTTTTGACAAATATCCGGGGGTTCGAGAAGGTCCTTGAGTCTGACCTGGACAAGTCCACCGAATTTTTGTATCACGCTATCGAAAACATACGTGACCTTGGTCTCGGAATAAGAACATCCACAGATGGAGCTATTCAAGAGACTTTACAAGGTATATCGAACGAACTTGGTCTCGAAGGAGAATTGAAGATTAATCAAACTGCAATTCGAAAAGGACTTCGATTCTTTCCAAGGTACTTAAACGAAACGTTTGATGATTACCCAGAAGATGGATATTTCATCCCCAGCACAGTCAGATCCCATGGCCAGTAAGATTACACGCTCAGGGCGCGTTTCCAAGCCTCCGGTCCGTTATGAGCCTGTTGAGCAGGTCGAAGACGATTACGCACCAGAGGATTACGATAGCAACGAGGTCAGTGATGTATCTTCAGATATTGAAACAGAGTCAGACGAAGAAGATTCCGAATCAGATGCAGACGAGTATGGAAACTTGGAGGGATTTATAGTACCAGATAAAAACGAAAGTGACGGAGATTATACAGATGGAGAATCTTCCGTTTCTTCAGCAAACAGATCCACGACCGGAGCCACCACCCCCACCGCCCCCCGAGGAAGAGTGGTCACTCCCGCAACCAATCGTCGCTCAACCCGAAGGAGGATTCCTTAAAAATATAAACCCGTTGACTATTCTACTTATTGGTATCGTTATCGGTGTAATTGTTGTAAGTATGCGCCCAATTATTGTTCAAAAATTGTAAAGTTTGGCATTCCCCGATGGCGAATCTGCCCCTATAAAGTCTCCTATAGGACCCGTCCGGTTCCTCCGGATGTCCTCCTGAAGAAAACCTATCCATTGATTGTCCCGATTTTGTGAATCGGGCTGCATATCTCTAAATACCTCAAACTGGTTGTCGTACGCACTTACAGGTTGAGATATTTTAGCTGGCGCGGGAACAAAACCAACAATTGCAAGGTACAAAAGTACCATGACAATTATCACTCCTATTATCGCGAATATCATTTCTATTATTTATTACGATTATTTACTGGACCTGAGGGACATCCTCCTCGAGAGCAGCTGGGGAAGGTGTAAAGTCAATGGCAGGCGCGCTGCTCGCTGCCTCGGCTGCAGCCACCTCACGACGGCGCAGAACCTCTGCTGCAACGCGGATATCAGCCTTTGCAACCAGCTCGTCCATAGCAGCGTCTGGAAACTCCTTCTTCAGATCCTCGAGCAGATCCGCCGGGTGAGGAATTGGTGGAACGTCCGGCTTGGTGTAGTACTTGCTGTTCTCATCGGCAGGGTCAATGTACGGAAACTCTCCGGGACCAGGCTTGGCCATCATGTCACGCTTGCGCTTCTCGAACATGGAAGCAGCCTGTGACTGGTTCTCACGATACTTTACCATAATCTCCTCGAGCTTGGCATCCTGGTAGTGAACGTCGTCAATGTGATCGCGATCTGGAGGAATCAAAAGCCACTTGTACATGTCCACCACGTAAATGTCAAAGGTGGCATCCTCGCGCTGCAGACGCTTTGCGTGGGTTGAAGCCTCCTCACGGGTCGAAAAACACCCTCGAATCTTGAGTCCAAACTTGTCATTCTTCTGAGGGAGGTCTGGTCCAACCAGTGAGATGCATGCAAAGTATTGCCCGGGGATACACGTCAGATCAGCTTCGAGCATAGCCATATAAAAGCATGACGCGCTTTCTTTTTAAGCCAAATGGAGCAACTGAGAAAGTTGCACAACAAATTCAAACGTGAATTCATTCAACAATGGGTTCCGAAAGGTTCTCACGTCCTTGATTGTGGATGCGGGCGGGGAGGTGACCTCCAGAAATGGAAGGCGGTGAATGCCCGGGTCGATGCGATCGACCCGGATGAAGCCTCAATCAAAGAGGCTCAGAGACGAGCCAAGGAAATTAATTTAGACATTTCTTTTTTGGGAATTGGGGACATAAGACATGCGGTCACCAAAGGTCCATGGGACATTGTGTGTTATAACTTTTCGATACATTACATATTTTCGGATGAAAAAACTTTGCATGAATCTCTCGAAGCAATTTCACGAGCGGTGCGTCCGGGTGGACTCTTGATCGGGATCGCCCCAGAGAAGATTCGGATTGAAACTTTGTGTTCTCCTTCAGGAATTTTTAAAGATTCCCTTGGAAATATAATTGAAAATTTTTCGCATCACGCAAGGGTAAAATTAATTGATGGACCCTTTTACCAAAATGAATTCCGTGATGAACCAATGATGGATGGGG